GCTCTTCCGATCTGGAAAAAGGCGGAGAGGTTTCGCATTATGTTACAGAAACGGGTCAATCCTGGCGCGATGAGCAAGAGTCTGGCTCTGACCTCGTGAATATACCCGAGAAACGGGAAGGCTGGATTAACGTGTACCCCGTACCTGAGAGTCCGTGGCGGACGCCGAGCGCGTGCATTTACCCAACCAGGGAAGAGGCGATAGGAGCCTCCGCCAAGGTCTGCCTCGCCACCGTCAAAGTGGAGTGGACGGAATGAAGCCCCTCTTGTGTACGTTCCTCCCCGCCGCATGGGCGTTGTTCATTTTCTGGTGCTTTGGCGCCGACCTGACCCACCAAGGCGAAGGTCTCGGAGAGGCGATTTTCTTCGCCACGGCGGTGGGGGCGATGGGTTTCGCCTTTTATAAGGCGTGGATTGAATAGGGGCAACACATGAAAGTCTCCGAATTGAAAGGGCCGCAGCTGGATTATTTTGTGGCGCGGGCGGAAGGGAAGAAAGCATATCTGTCCGACAGCGGCCTGCTGATCGTAACCGACGAGGAGGGGGAAGTGAGAATCGACTTCGAACCGTCAACCGACTGGGCGCAGGGCGGCCCGATCATCGAGCGGGAGCGCATCTGCATGACAACGTGCATTGTCCCCGGTCGAATGGGTTGCCCGAGGTGTGGCTGCAAAACCTATTACCGCTTGGATCAATAGCACGATAACAAGGTGTTTAATTGCGGGATGAAAGGCGGTGGGTGATGGCACTATCTGATTACAGATTATGTGATGTGTGCGGCGGCAAAGCGTTCTACGACGCCAACCTGAATTACAAAGAGGCCGACGTGGGGGACACTGTTTATCGGACGGCGGGTGCGAGAAATTACTTCAGCTACGCGCTGGATATGCTGGGTGATTGGGCAGTCCTTTGCGAGAAGTGCGCCAAGACCCATCGTTGTGCGATTGTGCCGAAAGGGGGTGAGTGATGAAACTAGACGATCTGATTTTCTGGATAAGCCCACTGACCGGCGATTTGTTGGTCGGAAAGAAATCGAAGCGTGACCCGCATCTGGCGACGCAAAGCCGGAGCATCAGCGGATTGATGGTCAATGGGATTGTGGAATGGATGCGCACGAACGAGCACGAAAGCGTTTGCGTCACACAGGAAGGGAAACGGTTTTGCCTGAGGCTGGAAGAGACGAATTCCGCGCCTGAAGGGGGTGAGTGATGGAGCGAGACGAGATAATCAGGCTGGCGCGGGAGGCCGGGTTCGCCATGAATCTAATTGGGTATTTGGTTGTCCCTGCGCCGAAATATGATGCGACGAAATATTTGATACGCTTCGCGGCGCTGTGCTTTGCCGCCGGCCAGCGGGATATGAAGGCGCGGGCTATTCAGTCTTGCATGGATGCGGAAAACACCAACAAGGCATTCGGCGCGGACGGGTATGCGGAAGAGTGCGCGCGGGAGATTGAACAACTTGAGATCAAGGAGCCGTGATGCCCGTCTTTGTGTGTGACAACTGCGACAACATCGACAATTCAGCCTGTGGCGGAACTTTCTGGACGCGCAACATGGATATTTGGCCGGAAGAGTATCGAGGCAAAGCCCTGTGTGTCGAATGCGCGCCAAAGCAGTATTCGGACGGTTCGCCAAATGAAAGGGCAGGTAAATGGCATGGCCGATTCCCGAAGCGCAAAGCAACGGCAGATATGTTCCATGATGGGCGCAACGGGTTTGCATACATTGGGCGATTTGAAAAGGAGCCATCATGAGCGAACAACTGAACGAGTGCCGGGCGGAGTTTGAGAAGTGGGGACATGAAAACGGCCAATACATGAGCAAGGCCGAGGACGGAACGTATCTCGCATTTCGGGCGCACTTGCAATGGCAGGCATGGCAAGCCGCATGGAACCGGCGCGCTGTGCCGGAAGGATGGGTAACTGTGCCGGCGGTGCCGACGTTTGAAATGGTAGATGCGGGTGATTCGGCAGCCGTCGTTCACTGTGAATATGGCGAGGATTTGTACATAGAAAACATCGAAGATGTTTACCGCGCCATGCTGGCCGCCGCACCTAAACCAAAGGGCAAACCATGACAGCAATCGGATTCATTTTATTTGTGCTTGGCGAGATTTGGGTCACTTGGGCGGTGCCCCGGTGGATGGAGTATGACCGAGACCTTCACTGGCAAGAAGTCGTTGGCTTTTTGCTTTTGGCCCCCGGCGTGGTTTTGTTGGGCCTGGGGATGGCGCTTACCATCTGGAGACTGATGCCATGATCGCGATCGCTGTAATTACGGGCCTCGTATTCGGCTACTGGATGGGCTGCCTGGTCACGCGGCTGTGGATCATTGGCGCGGCAGATTACAGCCTGCCGCTCAGGATCAACGGCGCCTTGTACACGGTCAACCATTCAACCTGGCCGGCGTCGGAAATGCGGCCGATCGGCTGGTGGGCGGTATTTAACCGGCCTGACTACATGACGTACACCCACACGGGCAGCGACTTTGACGAATTTGAAATGTTGAAGCACATCGACACAATTATCCGCGTAGGCAGCCCAGCAGACATCGAGCATCTGATTCAGACCGTCAGCAACCACACCAAATCGGAGAAACCGCAATGAGCGCACGAGACAAAGGCAGTGAGCATTACATCGTCATGGACATCCAGCCCTGGGATGTCGTGGACACCTGGTCGCTGGAGCAGCGTATCGGCTACTACCGTGGCGGCGCACTCAAATACTTGATGCGCATGGGAAGCAAAGACCCCTCACGCAAGGAGATCGAGAAGGCAGCGCACTACTGCGAAAAGCTGGCCGAGACGTTGAGAAAATCACAAGATGTTGACCTGTCGGCAACACTCGTTGCGGGCCTTGGGAAATGGATTAGCTGGCCCGGCGGTGACATGCCTGTCTCGAAGGGAACCCGGGTGGAAGTCCTGCACCGATCAGGCCATGTATTCGAAGACCTTGCAGGCTCAGGGAGAGCCGAAGACTGGGGGCATTCGAATCATCCGGCCGACATCCTAAGCTACCGAGTTTCCGGCACCCCGTTTCCTGATGGCATATGGGTAGAGTGGTTTGGCGGCCCCCAGCCTGTTCCTGATCACACGGTGGTCGAGGTGAAATTCAGGGACGGCGTGATCAGTAGCCCCCAATGGGCCGGACTCCTGGACTGGGAAATCTATGGCCCGGAGGGGCTGTTCCCGGAAAGCGACATCGTTGCCTACAAGGTGGTCAATGCCTGAGGCTCTGTTTGACTACCAGATCCATGGCGCGGACTACCTCGCAAGCCATCCCCACGCCCTGCTCGCAGATGACATGGGCGTGGGGAAGACGGCGCAGGCGATTCGGGCCTGTGATCTGGTCGCCGCACGCAACATCCTGGTGTGCTGCCCGGCGACACTGCGGCCCAACTGGCTCAGGGAGTTTGAGAAGTTCAGCCCCTTCGACAGGCGGGAGACGATCATCACCACAGGCGATGGCGAGCCTGCCGATGGTCTGAACGTGGTCAGTTACGACCTGATCGCGGCCAGTGAGAAGCTGCGCAAGAAACTGCACCGGCCATGGGATGTGCTGATTCTTGATGAGGCGCACTACCTGAAAGAGCGAACGGCGAACCGGACCCGGGCGATCTACGGCCACCGCAAGACGCCAGGCATCATGGCTCACGCACGGTTTGTCTGGCGTCTGACCGGTACACCGGCTCCGAACTTCGCCCACGAGTTGTACACGCACCTGCTCAGCGCAGGGATTATCAACATGCCGTACTGGGACTTCGTGTTCAAGTTCTGCACCGGGTTCGACAGTGGTTATGGTTTCCGCATCACCGGCCACCAGAACACCACGGAACTGAAGCAGCTACTGTCCCGGTTCATGCTGAGAAGGAAGAAAGCTGACGTGTTAAAAGACCTGCCCCCCATTGTGTTTCACACCCAGGTGGTCGAGCGAAGTGAAGTCGAACTCGACCCCTGGTTTCTTGAGGAAATCTCCGGTGTCGGTGTGCCGGCTTTCCTTGCCCGTCTGGAGACGACAGACAAGATGGTGAAGTCCGCGATGGACACCATCGACATCTATCACCGCAAAGACCGGCTGGGGGACAAGGTGCACGTCCTTGAAGCCCTGGCCGAATCCTCCGCCACACTGCGCCGATACATCGGCATGGCCAAAGCGAAGTCAATCGCATCAATCATCGATGACGATCTGAAAAACAAAGCCTACGACAAGGTGGTGATCTTTGCTGTCCACCACGCAGTGATCGAATCGCTGCGGCAGATGCTGGCTCACCACGGGGCGGTGACACTCTATGGCGGCACACCGGGTTACAAGCGGCAGAAGCGGATCGACAAGTTCCAGAAGAACCCGAAGTGCAAGGTGTTCATCGGCAACATTCAAGCGGCTGGTGTAGGCATCACACTCACTGCTGCGCACGAAGTGGTGTTCGCTGAGTGCTCGTGGCGCCCAGATGAGAACGCCCAGGCGGCCATGCGATGTCACCGGATTGGCCAGACAGAGAAAGTGCGGGTCCGCATCTTTTCGTGCGCCGGTTCAGTGGATGAGCGGGTCCAAATGATGCTGACAACCAAGCTGCGAGAGTTGTCAAAAATTATCGACTGATGTGTTGCGTAATTCACAATGTAGTGATTTAATACCACCACCCAAAGGAGACTCACATGGCCCAAGTTTCAGTCACCCTCAACACGGATAACCCCTTCGAAGCCTCGCTTCTGCTCCAGATTTCCATGAACTTCGCATCGATTCATCGTGATGCGATTCGGCAAGAGACTACTGGCGCCCAGCCGGAGGTGGCGCCCCCGCAAGTCGGGTCAGTAACACCGGCAGTGGCAGCCGCTGAGCCCTTAGGCGCAAATCCCGGCGGTGATGACGCCGTTGGTGGAGCTACCGCAGAATCAGCTTCTGCGGTAGCCCCCGCTGACGTTAAGCCCAAACGTGGCCGCAAGGCCGCACCTGTGGAAGCCGAGCCTGAACCGGACCCCGCCACACCGGGTGCTGACCATGTGCCTGAAAGCACCCATTACACCATTGACGACATTCGTTCTGCCCTTGGTGGTTACACCGAACGGCATGACCTGAATGCAGGCATCGCGCTGCTGAAGCAGTTTGATGCGACCCGGGTCAGCGCCGTGAAAGAAGCGGACTACGCCCGGTTCATCGAAGCGTGCAACCAATGAGTGCGCATTCCCGGATCGGCGCTTCCAGTATGAAGCGCTGGGCCACCTGCCCCGGCTCCGTGAAGCTGTCCGAGAATGTTGAATCAAAGGACAGCCCGTACGCAGCCGAGGGAACGGCCGCCCATGAGCTGGCTGAAAGTATCCTGACGAGCAAGCCGCTGGATCGTAAGCCATCAGCTGAGATGGTCCGAAACGTCACGGTCTATGTGGACGCGGTTCGGGCAGTCTGCCCCCCGGGCTGCGAGATCCTGGTGGAGCATCGCTTCCACCTGAAGGAACTGCACAGCGACCTGTTCGGGACCTCAGATGCCATTGTCTGGAACCCGGACACCCGGACCCTGCATGTATTTGACCTGAAGTACGGCGCAG